GACGAAATACAGACTTAACTTTGCCGGTGCGTGGCCTAGTCGAAATTATGTAGCTGATTTTGTTTCAGCCCGAGAGGTGCACCCACCAATTCTTACCTAAATATATCTTATGAAACCAGTAATCCGCGCAAAACTGAAGAGACTCGGTGTTAGTAATGACGCACTTTCAAGATTGTCCCGACTACTTGATAATTTGGTTACGGGAAGCGATGAGACCTATGTGACTCCAATCACAAATCGTCACTCTCCGGAGAAAATTCTCGATGGTTGGGATTCTATCTTTAATGCCAATTTAGATAAAATGAATGAGGTATTACTCAATTTAGAGGAATCAAATCGCTCTAAGTACGGCTCCAGATCTATAGCAGTTCCCTGGAGAGAGCGTAGGGCTGGTGTTCTAAATTCCTTTTCCGCAGGTGAGGAAAAGATGGTTGAATGGGGACCACCAGTTATCGGTCGATTCAGACCTTTAGATCTAAGAAATGCGTCTAAGTACATAAAACGTCAGACCAACGCAGGTTTACCAACTATGTTAAAGAAAGGTAGCGTTTTACTTAAGACTATGCTCAATATGCAGCCTGGAAAATTTCCCGCAGTACCGTTTACACGTACGCAAGAAAATATGAAAGCTCGAATCGTATGGGGAATATCTCTAGATGACGTCATCGATGAAATGAGGTTCTATAGACCAATCTTGCTTTATCAAAGAGACTTGTACTGGCGTGCAGCCCTTAGATCAGCTAATGATATTGACTTAGCTATCACTAAACTTATCAAATATGCCACTGATAATGGTTTAAAGTTATTGAGTATTGACTTTGAATCATATGATGATACCGTTAAATATAAGCTCCAGTTTTGGGCTTTTATGGTCTATTTCGCAAGTCTGTTCCAAAGTAAATACTCTCCAGACTTAGCTTATCACCTTCAACGATTCAACACTGTTGGATTAGTGACACCTGATGGCATCCTTACAGGTTCACACGGTATACCTTCTGGTTCAGCTTACACGAATGAAGTAGGATCAGTTGTACAGCATGGCATTGCTAGAGACTTCTATGAAGACCTAGAACACGATCAGCAACAAGGAGACGATGGCGCTTATGCGACAAGCGACCCAGAAGGGCTTAAGGACCACTTCAGAAGCTATGGATTGCGGGTGAATGATAAGAAGTCCTATATTGCAGATGAATATTTAATCTATTTACAGAATTTATATCACACTGACTATATTGAGGACGGTATAATTCGTGGAATTTATCCAACGTATCGAGCTTTACTTAGGATAGTCTACCAAGAAAGATTCAATGATTTCTCAGAGGACAATATTTCCGGAAAAGATTACTACGCTATACGTACTCTTTCCATTTTAGAGAATTGTAAGCACCATCCTCTGTTTAGGGAATTAGTCGAGTATATTGTTAAACTTGATAAGTTTGACCTCGATGTAAGCGACCAAGGCATCTCTGCGTATGTGAGAATGCGCGAGAAGCAAGATGGTAAAGACGTTAAATTTACTGAATATAAGAGAGGCGACGGTTTAGGAATCAAACAGTTCGCTTCCTATAAGTTAGCTAGAGAATTTAGCGGAAAA